GTTGATGAGAATGGTAATCTGATGGACAAAAAAGGTGGGTGGAAGGTTAGATGGCTACCCGCCGGTTGTTATGATGTAATCGGAGAGCCAAGTCCCATAAGTAAAGAGGGATGGAAAAAGATTGCTCAGGCATATCTTGATAAGTCCCTACCTGGCACAGTTCCAGACGAAAAGAAAATAGAACAATTTGAAAAGGAGTCTGAAGAGGAAGTGCCGAAATATTTAAACTAGGAGAGTTTTTGATACAAGTCAAAACAGAGGAAGACTATATACTTTACGAGATAGTATGTGATTACTGTGACAAGGAGTATGAGTTGAAAGTCTTCACTGAAGAACCAAGACCTAAACAAATTATAGAATGTTGTCCTTTCTGCAGTAACTTGATTGAGGAACCTGTGGAAAGGCTTAATGAGGAAGATAGCTGGAGTTGATTATTCTTTAACATCACCTGCAATATGTGTGTGGAAATCTGACGATGATATTGGACCTTTTGGTTTTGATAGTTGTGATCTATATTATTTGGAAAGTTCTAAACAACAATCAAGGACCACCGAGCATGGGATATTAAATCTTCACCCTGAACCTTATCCAGAGTGGAATACTGAGGAAGAAAGACATGATTTCCTATCAGATTGGGCAATTGCTATCATCAGTGGATGTGAGACATTCATTGAAGGATATGCCTACGCAACAGTAGGAAAATCTCATGTACGTTCTGTCGCAGAAAATATGGGTCTTCTCAAACACAAACTCTACAAACAACATCAATCCTTTACATCAATCCCCCCTACAGTCATTAAGAAATATGCCACAGGTAAGGGCAATGCCAACAAGGATCTGATGTACGAATCATTCACTGCTGAACTTCTTACACCACCAGACTTACAGAAAAGTCTTCAGCCAAAATCCAAGAAACTATCAAATCCAGTGACCGATTTAGTAGATGCCTACTTTATCGCAAAATGGGGATGGGAGGGATTTGTTACATAGGAGAATCTATGAGAAATCTTTCTGACTTAATTGCCAAACACGAAGAGATTTATGGAGATCAATCACAAAGAATAACATATCTTCCAAGTATGTCAGAGTTAAGAATGACAAACGATGAAAAAAGGAAGAAACAGAAAAGAGATTGGTACGATAAAAACAAAGAGGCTGTCAAGAAACAGAGAGAAGAGAGTAAAAAACAAAAAGAGTGGTATGCGAATAATAGAGTAAGATGCATTGAGAAGTCTAAAAAGTGGAATAAGGATAATCCAAATGCTAGAAAACTGATTGTTGAAAGACACAAACACAAAGGAAAATCATGCCAATGGACCTCTCAAAAGACGAAATGAAGGAAAGAGTAGTAAACTACTTGGAGTATATGGAAGAAAAGGATCTGCAAGAGATTGCGGCCACATTATATAATCTCTCTAAACGGAGAGCTGAAATCAAACAAAGGAAAGACAATGGCGGATGACAATAAGTATGAAAAGATTCCTAAACCAATGTTACCACAAGTGCAACAACAAGTTACTGAGAGGATAGCTGCACTTGAAAATGTTATTGAGACTCAGAGAGAAAAAATGGAAGAAGCACTAACTGGTATCAAAGAACAGTTAGAGGAAGCGAGAGGTGATTTAGATTACATCAATCAAAGGATGGAATGAATATCTGGGTAGAATTTTATAAGTATTCTGATGACAGGAAAAATACTCATGCACAAATGAAAGAGAGTGCAAAATGGGTGCCGCCAGATCCTAATATTATAAGTAGAAGATTCTTTGATAAAATGGTAGATGCCAAAGTTTTTGCAAAACGTATGGAAGAGGACGGAAATATGGTATCAATAAAAAGGGATGGGAGTCTGTTATGAAATCCATACACGAAAAACGTATGATGGAAATGAAACGAATCGTAAAAGACATCTACAGAATGAAGAGGACTCAGGATAACAATCAGTCAATGATTGTGTACGACTATCTTCATATGCGAGTAAAACAGATGCAGAAAAAAGGATTACTTTGGAACATAGACATACCAGAGGTAAGATGATTATGAAAGATTTAGAGAGATTATTATACAGTCACATGGACGAACAGTTACATTTTTTCTGGGCATTTACGTTGACTGTCATTGGTCATAATATATGGCCACCTTTGGTAATGTTAGGACTATTGGCAACATTAGTAAAAGAATATTGGGACAAATACAATCCACCGCACAAATGGGAATGGAGAGATGTTGCTGCTGGATGTTTTGGTTGGGTTGCAGGAGTTTTGTGTATATAACTAAAAAAGGAAGAGATGGCAGCTAGAAATCATGTCAAATGGAAACAAGTACCAGGCCAGATAAGGTCAGGTGAATATGTAGATAGTAGAATATACTCTGATGAAAATATTTTCAAAAAAGAAATGAAAACTATTTTCAGTAAAGTATGGATACCTGTTTGTCATGAGTCTGAAATATCAGAACCATATAGATTTAGAACAACCACAATTGCTGGTGTGCCCATACTAGTCGTTAGAGATAATGAGGGAGAAATTCATGCATTGGCAAACACTTCTGAAAGAAGACCAAGTGGAAAAATAGAACTGGAAGTGGGATTTAAAGATATGCCAGACCCTCTTCATTGTGATGTTAAGTTTGGTGGATTTGTATGGGTAACATTAAACGAAAACCCACCAACTATAGAAGATTGGGTTGATGGGTCATTTGATTGTATGGAGAAATCACTGAATGCAGAACCTTTGGATGTTTTTCACTACCACAAGGCTATTATTCCTTGTAATTATAAACTATGGCACGATACTAACTCAGAGTTCTATCATGACTACTTACACTACCACAACAGAATCACAGGTTTCAATGAATCCTACTTTGCCAGAGAGAATAAGTGTTTTAATAACGGCCATGTCAATGTGGGTTCATTTGAAGTACAGTATGATAACTACGATGGTTTTGAATCGCGAGAGGAATTGTCCTTTCCTCATTTACCAACAAACCATTGGGAAATGATTGATATGTTTCCAGGCATTAATTTTAATCTCAGAGGTTCTGCCCTCAGAGTAGATGTCATGACTCCTTTGAGTCCAGATAAGGTTATGATTGAGTTTCGTGGATTAGGACTCAAATCAGATACAGATAAGGAACGGCTGATACGGCAACGGCATCACAATTCAATCTGGGGCCCATTTGGTAGAAATCTACATGAGGATTTGATTGCAGTATCTACACAACAAGGGACAATGCACGATCATGCAGAAGCTAGAAGAATACTTCATGGTAGACATGAGAATAATACGATTCATGATGAGGTGGGAATGCGACACTTCTACGATGAATGGGGTAAGTGGGTAGACCTATGGCCTGGTGATCCTAGTATGACATACTCAGAGGGACAGAGTTTGGAATTAGAAAAGGCAGCATGAAACATAATCACATATATTATGATATAGTAGAAAAGGCCATAAGACCACATTTAGAAAAATATGGAGAACCTTGGCAATACAGAGAACCATTGATTAAAGATGTGTTAGATGGTTTATTTAGAGAACCATATAACGTGGTAGACAATGGAGTGGATATAATCGGAGATGAGAGAGATTAAAGAAGAAGTGTATCAGCATCACATACAAGTCACAGACAAAGCTATTTCGGTTTTTAAGGACTCGTTTACTGCTGAGAATATTGACCCAACTGAAACGTATGTGAGAGTTGGTGCCAAGCCAGGAGGATGTTCTGGATGGACTTTCCTCATAGAAACTACTGACAAGAAAGAATCCAAAGATGCCATATATTCGTATGGTGGTATAGACTTTATAATTGATAACGTGCAGTTGCATACAATCATTGGTTCTCTTGAGGTAGATTATAAAGACGATAATTTAGTTGAGCAGGGATTCGTATTTAAACGATTAGGCTCAGGACAGATGTGTGGATGTGGAGAATCATTTACACCACTTGGGTCAAATAAACCTCTGGGATGGGCAAATACCAGTTTACCAGAGTTGTAAGGAGAAGATGAATGAGAATATACTGCTTTTGGGATTATCACTGGTTTTGCTAGTCATGGTTGGGATATATGGACATAAAGAACTCATGGCGCCAAAACAGAAACCAAAAGTTGAAATAAGATACTATCACATTAATTTCTGATGATTTTTATTTATATTAAAGGGAAGAAGGCTGGTAAAGGTAAGGACATGAAGGAAGTCCTGAAACACGTAGCAAGACTATTCAAAGAGGGACATACAGATGTAATTGTCTCTGGGGGGAGGATAGGGAAATGGAGATAGATGGCTTATATTTTCAAGAAATGGACAACTGCATCTGTACAAGTAGTCTACTATATGCCTGACTATTTAAACTTAGTGAATGAATTTATTTGGCAGACAAGGGACCAATTACCAGATTATCCAAGGATAGAGAGATTTTTGGAATATTGGGACAAAAATATAGACGGACCAATCAAAGAGGTATTCATTCATGACCATGAAAAAAACAATATTAGGGTCGTTGATCGTACTTATAAGTTTAATTAGCTGTGAGAGTGATAAACAAGAAGATTTTAAAATTAGTTTAAATTATAAACACCCAAGACAACAAGAGTATCCTGAGGCAAACTTCAGATCAAGTAAACCAGTTTTGCCTTACAAACATCATATCAATGTCAAAGACTTTATACAGAAAAATCTATATGATGAAACTACACTAGATTCTGATCTGAAGGGTACAGTTGAAGTGCCAGTTGATGTTGAACTTGAAGTTGAATATAAAAATTATTCTATAGAAGCACCTGAGGTATGGTATGAATCTGGACTTTCTGACCCTTTTATTGTTGGGTTTCACAGCCCTGCAACCCGCACTGTTACTATTCCTGTTTCTGTCAACCCTAATCATCCTAGTCAAATGGTTGAAGAGGAAACTATTGATAATGAAACAATCACTACTGAAACCTACATATTATCATGGTCAGACAACTTTACATATAGACAAGCACCCACAATAATACAAGAGAATACCTACAAACAATTCTGGGACAATGCATCCAACCACACATGGGACAATATATCAATAGGTAATCCAGACAATATGGTTACATGCGATAACTCTACATTAGTCAATACTGCAATACAAAATATTGATAATATATCTTATGAGTTTAGGGGTATATATTGTAATGGCATGTATTGGACTATGGGTAAGTGTGGTTGGGGAAATGAGATAAGTGCACATAGTGGGAGTGTGAAAGACTGTGCATGTAAGAAGTCAACTGACAATAGTTATACGATAAGGCCTTTGATAGGTAACAGAAATTGGGGTGGTGTGGGTAAGAGTTGTGATGCACCGAGTCAAAC